CGAGAAGCTCGCGTCCGCCTACCAGAACAATCTTCCCGTCTTGCGTGAGGAAGTTCTGTGCGTCTTGCGCGGCATCTTTCGGGATGTTTTCGGGTTCTAATAGGTTGTGCGTGCCTGCGAGAAACGTAGGGATAACGTGGTCCATATTACATCATTTGAAGATTCGCGTTCCACATCGCCATCTGCGCGAGATAGCTCGTATACATCGCTTGGTTTTCTGGCGCGTACGAGCGAGCCTTGCCGAAGAGCTGAATAATCATGTCATCCACCGCCATGCCGTGAACAAGAATGTCGTGGAACCGAGCAGGGAATACAGGCGTGGAGCTGATAATCAGCGCGGAAGGCACGGCTTTATAGTCGAGCGAGTATGTTGCGCCAGAGGGTTGCGCGTACGTTGTGGTGATAGTGTTGTTTGCCGCGTCGTAGTAGGCATACCCGTCTTGGTTTGCGTACTGACGGCGGTCTGACCAGTTCACGAGCTGCAACCATTTGGTTCCGTTGATGAGGATACCCACCTGACGGGCGTTTGCGCTCGCGGCTTGCGACGTATCCGTATAGTTCTGGTTGATCGTAAAGTAGCCAAAATCAGACGGCACGGTGATAGTGGTCGTCGTTGCCATCGTCCCGCTTGCTTCCTTCTTCAAAAACTCCCAAGGGCGGTCATCACACACCTTTTGGTAGATTTTGTTCAGCAACGCAAGCTCTTCGGCGGTAGAGAGTTCCGTTGTGTCGTCAACGTAAAGCTCGAATTTGGCGATAATTTCAGCGGCGGTCATGGTAGAGGGATTAGGGGTAACGTTCCCATCTCATCCACGGATAAATCCGTAGACAAGGGAGAACACTACGACGTAGCGGTCAAGCGCATGAGGTACGAAGGGAACGTCACCGTGTTTGCGAGCGTGCCAGAAGCAGCAAGAGCCGAGTCTGTTTGTGGTATAGAGAAACACTAAGCCCTCCCCCACCGAAGAGGCAGGGGAGGTTTTAGAATTAGCGAGCGAGCAATACGTCAAGGAATTGCTTGCTTCCGTCTGCGAAGGTCTTGATACCAGCGAGGTACGAAGAGAAGACGTTCGTTCCGCGGCGGTCTGCCGTAGGGCGCATGTCTACTTCCTTCATGTCCTGAATAACCATGTCGATAGCGCCCTTCTTACCGTAGTAAGCGTGGACACAGTTCTTTGCCCAAGCGTCCGTGACATCCGTGAAGGTCTCGGAAAGGGTCAAAGCACCAGATCCAACACCGGTGATGGTCATCGTGTTTGCCGTTGCGTCGTCTACTGCCGTGATGCGGTAGGTGTCCGTCAGCAATGCTTGGTTCGTCGAGGAGAGAGCCACGCCGTTAGCCGTGGTCGTTCCTGGCGCGTTGATAAGGGCCGTCAAGTTTGCACGAGCCGTGTCAGCGGATGCGCCGATAAGCACGTTTCCCGCGGTCACGCCGAGCGTCGTCTTGAAGGTGAACGTGATGCCGTTGATAACAACCTTATCGCCGTCTGTAGGCTGGGTTGCGAGACCAAGAACAGCCGTACCCGTGAGGTTCTCGGAGACATACATCTCAGCGCGGCTGAATGGACCAGCGTATCCGTTCTTGAACGTCACGCCTGCAAGGTCAATGTCCTTGGAGTTGAGGTATTGTTCGATACCAGCAGCACCGTAAGAGTCCGTAACGTAGCAGAGGTTCATCAGGGTCTGGTTCGCGCGGAGCAATTTTGCTGCCATGCGAGGTCCCATGATAGGCACATTGGATGCCGATTCTGCGAATGGTACGCCAGAGGAAGCGAGGGTCGTAAGGTCACCCGTGTCGAAGGTCTGGTCAGCGTTGAGCACTTCCGCAAAGAAGGTAGCATCAAGGTGCTGAGCGACTTTGTGAGCAACCTTTCCACCGATGACTTCGCCAGGGTTTAGCGGACCTGCTTGCTTCACTTCTCCGTCGGAGACGTGGAACACTGCTTCATACTCTTGGTTTACCGTCAAAAGCTCCGAGGAGTCCGTAATGGAGTCGATGGTCGATGCGCTTCCGCGAGAAACAGCACGCACGCGAACGCTCGTGATGTCATACGCCACACGCTCTACGGATTCTCCATAGGAGAGTTTCGCCTTGAAGCGCGTGTTTGCGACTTCTTTGGAGACTAATGTTTTCTGAAAGATTTCTTGATACGCTTCGTCAAATTGGGGTTTGAAGTCTGTAAGTGCCATACCTTAGAGGTATCGCGAGACTCGGGAGAGGATACCGGCTTTATATTGTTTGTGGAGTTCAGGGTTCGCCTGTACTTCACGCATATATTCAGGGTCTTTCTGCGCACGTTCGACGTCGAGCTTGACTTCAGTGTCTTTGCCCGCGTTTGCTCGTCCTGCGTCTAGTCCCTTTTTCCCCTGTATCACATGCCCGTAGGTCTCTTCGATAAGTTGGGAAAAAGTTTTGTTAGAGTTTCCAGGGACAAGGGAGAGTTGTTTGATAACTTCTCGATTTGCCACGTCTTTGAACTCAGGACGCTCCGCAAGAACACGCTCGTAGTTTTCCGCAAAAACCTTCTCGATACGCGAAGATTCTTCACGTTCGGTGATGGGCTTGAGCTTTTCGGCGAGTTTTGCTTCTGCTTCCTGCTTGACTTCGGCAGCAATAGACGAGGTGAGCTTCCGTAGGAAGTTCGGGTCTAGGTCAGGATATTCTTCGACGAGGGAGCTAACCGTTTCGGACATCTCTGCTTTTGATGCGCCGTCTTGGACGGACTTTTTCATCTCGGCGAGTTGTTTTGCAAGCTCTTTGTTCGCTTTCTTCTGTTCGATCAAAACAGCGAGAGGAACGGTTTCTTGCTTTTCCTGCGGTTTTTGCATCGCGTCTCCAATGGTCTCCTGTGCTACGGGTGGTTGAACATCTTTCGACTCCTGTTCGGGAGCAATGTTTGTCTCAAGTTCGGACATAACGTAACCAGATTTACGTCAAGGCAGACGAGGTTTTCATAGCTCGACCTAGGAGCAAAACGATGTTGTAGCATCGCATCGAACACCCGACTGTCGTCAGGTGTTCTCCTGCGTGGCTTCAAGATTCTTTCTCAGACTGAAGAAGGGCTTCAAGCTCTTCCTCGGTTATTTTAACATTTTCTTCTGCATTCACCAACAGGCGGTAAATAGTAAGGTCGCTCATGAGCTTTGCGACCGCCACGCGAAGGCTTACTTCATCCGCTTTTACGAGCGAAATAATAGACTCCACGTCGTTTGCGATACTTCGACGAAGCGACGCAAGCAGCGTCTTGCCTCCGTCCGTATGCGCGAGAACGTCTAGCCCCTTAAACTTCGCTAGCTGGTTCTGTAGGTGTTGTTGTTCCGTCATAAAGCTCTACGCCTGTTTGCTTTTTAATCTCTTCGATGTCTTCCGCGTATTCTTTCCGTGCCTCGGCAATCTCCGCGAGTTTTGCTTCACACTTCGCTTTGATTTCCTTCGCTTTGTCGTAGATGCTACACGCGACGAGCTGAACATCCGTGAGAGTCTTCACGATCTCGTGGCTCTCTTCCACGTTCTTCATCTTTGATTCTTCCAAGCTCACCTGTGCGGTCAGCTCTTTTTCGAGCTTGTCCAGCTTCGCCATGTGCGAGCGGATTTCCTCCATGGTGAACTCATGCTCATGACCGCTTTTTACGATAATAACCTTGCCGTCCTGTTCTTTTTTGGTGTAGGTAATCATACAGTTGGGAATACTTCTTCTGGGTTAGCTTCTGCCTCTTCTGGCACCGTCTCATCCACCTCTTTCGGGTTCATACCACCACCTCGACCCTGCATCATCCGTTCGTTTGCCTGCGCTTGGAGTGACCGCGCTTCGTTCCGCATGATAATCGGCTCGAGCGAGTCGATATACGCGGCAAGGCGAGCGAAATCTTCCGTGGTCAGGTTCCTGTCATGCGACGCCATATAGTTCAGTAGGTACTGCTTATACGCGTTGTTCGCTTGACGATTTGGACGAATATCCTCTCTCAGAAGAATCGCCTCAATGTCCGCATCTGCTTCCGTAAGAAGCTCGCTATTGCCGTAGACGGACACATCCAGCAGACGGTCAATCTGGTCTTGCGAGAAGCCGACAATCTCCGCTTGCATCTCATTGAGTACTTTTTTGTTGAACGTCGGATCTTGCGCCTTCGAGGAGAGGAACGTCAGCTTTGCTCTTCGTTCTTGGACGGATTGGAGGACTTCTGCGTTCGACGCTTCCACCATCACGCCGAAGTGGTCGCCTTTCTTAAAAATGTCCTTGCGGCTTACCTCTTCCAGCTCCACGCCGTTTGGTCCCATGACCTCAATCGCGACTTTACGGATGAGGTTCTCGCGAACACCCATCTCATAGAGGCGAGCAAACCGCTTATATCCGAAGGCATACGACTTGTTTAGAAGCCCGAAGCGGTCAGCGGCTGCCGCTTGGTTCCCTTCGTAGATACCCACCTTGCCGTCTACGTCTTCCACGCCTTTTGCTTGCGCGGACACGCCAGACACCTTCTCATGGATACCTTCGAGGAGGTTGAACACCGTGATAGGCGTGTTGATGCTTGGCGTTTGGATGATTTGGAGCGCTCTGTTCGCGTCTACGTCGCCTTTCACCTTAATCACGCCGTCTCTGCGGTACTTCAGTTCCGCAAGGTCTTCAATCGCGAGGACGTTCACCACCTTCTGCGGTTTGTTAATCGCTTCCGCGTTGTCGAGCATCTGGTTCACGGATACGTCCTGCGCCATGAATATCTCACGCACATAATCGCAGTAGCTTGGCGTCCAGAACTCCGTGAGGTCAGGGAACGCTGCCCACGTCCAGTACGGCCAGAGACCTTGTGGATACTCCTCATCCGTTGGAAGCGCATCTGCCATCTTCTCGCACCGGATACACGCTCCGCTGTTCGTCATGAGTAGGTAGTACCGTTCGCCTTCATAGGTCGTAAACCACCGCCAGAACTTCCACACGTCTGTATAGGTCGCCTCGCGTTGCTTGATGACGCTGATGTCATCCTCGCGGAACCGTTTGTTGGTCTGCTCTTGCGTAGATTCCGAGATGTTGCCTGCACCGGAGATAAGCTCGTCCACGACTTTCTTCTCGTAGAGACCGCTCTTTACCCCCTCTTTCAGTGTACGCTTATCAAGCGCGACGTTATAGCTTCCAAGGTAGCGTGCATCTTCGATGTCGATACCGCCACACATCGGATCGACGAGGAAGTCATACACGTCCACAGGTTCAAGGTGAGCGCGATACCGCTTCTCCACGCTGTCGGCGTAGTAGCAGTACACGCTACGCCCGTAGATGATGCCCTGCTTCTTTCCAACGATGTCTTTGATGTCCCAGTCGTCCGTTGACTGGTCAATCGTTCGTAGGGCGTTTAAGCGGTTCACACGCTTGGTCTGCGAGTTCTTCCGTTTGACGAACTTAAACACGAGTGGGTTGTCAATCTTCGAGAGAAGCGTATGCACAAACTCTTGCATACGCGAAAGACGGACGTTCGCCCGTGATTCTGCCAGCTTCTTCGGTGCTCCATAGTAGAGCATCTCGTTGAGCCTCCAGTTGGTTGTTTTTCCCTGCTTATAGAGTCGTGAAGTACTGATTTCTGTCAGTGCTTGCGCGACAATCGCGTCTCGCACCTTTTGTGTCATAGTTATTTCTTCTTTTTCGGTGCGGGTTTCGCTTTCGGCATCACCGCTTTCTTCACTTTCGCGTAAATATCACCAATCTTCATTCCTTTTTTCATCATATGAGACGTGTAAGTAGTAAATCCCCTCGCTATGATACCACGAAACGAGCGAGATTTCTTATAAACCGATTTCTGCGTACAACATTTCTACTGGTTCTAGCTCCCCATGCGTCACGGGGAACGGTTTCTCACACAATTTGAGGCCGTACGACAGCGCATCTACCACGTCGTCGTGTGGTGAGCGTGGAAACTTGAGCAGTTCGTCCTCCAGATCTTCACACTCGCCTTCGATATGGTATACCTGCCCCGTTTCGTACTTAGGCACGAGACCCTCGATGCGTACTTCTTTGTTCACCCCTCCGTGAGATAACTGCACGACATACGGATACTTACCACGAACACGCATCTCTTCTTGGATGAACGGTTCTATCGCCTCGGAATACGCCGTTTTTTCGATACCTATCTTTTCAAAGCCAGCGTCATGGAACTGAAACATGAGGTCTATCAACGTCTTGGGGCTTATACGATACTTTCGCGCGGC